ATCCTAATGCAATAGCTAATGCTGTTGCTTCATCAGCAATGACTGAACTTAGAGTTGCTCCATTTACAGTAATTGCATCTGCTTCTAATGTACCATCTATATCAGCATCCCCTGATATATCAAGTGTAGCAGCGTCTAATTCTCCACTTATGGTAATATTTCTACCACCACTAATGTCTTTGTTTGAGTCGGTTATAATAGCCTTACTTGCTATTACTGTTCCGTTTGTAATTCCATCTATAAGATTAATATCTGCGGCACTTGCTGTAACTCCATCAAGAATGTTTAGTTCTGAAGTTGTAGCTGTAACACCATCTAAAAGATTTATTTCTGTTGCAGTAGATGTAACTGCTACATCTTCATTTATTTTAGGTGAAGTTAGCGTTTTATTTGTTAGTGTAGCAGTAGATGCTGTTGATACCAATCTAGCATCACCACCTGTACTTGGTAATGTAAGAACATTATTAGCACTTTCAGAGTGTGGTGCAGCTATAATTGTTTGTCCGTGACTATTACTCTCGCAGTTTAGTACAATTTTACCCTGATTAGTATTACCTCTTACAACAATCTTGCCTGTTCCGTTTGGTGCAAAGTTTATGTCACCATTACTTGCAGTAGCTAAATTACCAGAACCAAGTGTAGCACCATTAATTGTTGGTGTTGTTAAAGTTTTGTTTGTGAGTGTCTGTGTAGATATTTCTGAAACAAGAGTTGAGTCTCCATCTTTAGGAAGCAACATTACATTGTCTATACCTAAAGAGTGTGCCTGTGCTTGTATTGCTTGTCCGTGACTATTACTTTCACAGTTTAGAGTAATCTTTCCTTGATTAGTGTTTCCTTTTACAACTACATGCCCTGTACCATTTGCAGCAAGTTCTATATTTGCATTAGACGTAGTGACAATGTCGTTGCCATTCATGTCCAAGTTACCACCTAACTGAGGAGATGTATCAGCAACAACTTCTGTTAAACCACCTGCACTAGATATAAGATTTGTTACAGATACTTTTCTTAATGCACTTGCACTATTATCATGTATTAAAATATCATCATTTGTTATGTCAACATCAGATGATGTAATCTCTGTTTGACCTGTAATAACATTTGCATTTACCATTGCAGTTTCTACTGCACCATTTGCTATTGTTACAGCACCTGCAGAAGATATTGTTACGTCACCTGATACTGCTACAGGATTAAAGTTAGTGCCATCTGCAACCATAATATGACCACTAGTATTAGTGCCCATAGTCAAGTCATCACCTGTTACAGTTAAGTCTCCTGTTACAACTACGTCACCACTAAAAGTAGCTTTACCTGCTAGTGCCATATCAATATCAAGAGCAGTTATTGCACTAGAACCATCTGTACCTTTGATAGCAAAGTTTTTATCTGCTGTGCTAACTGTTAGTTCTACATCGCTTGAGTTATTTGCTATGTCAAGTATTGATGTACCACCATCTTTAAATATAATGTTAGCACCATCAGCATCTAGAATAATGTCTGCACCTGCATCAAGAGTAATATTGCTTGAGTTATCAATCTCTGCAATTACAGGTGTTGTTAAAGTTTTGTTTGTTAATGTTTTTGATGTAGCAGAAAAGTATGTATCTAAATCTGTAACAGCAACTTGAGTCATAGTTCCTGCATCATTGTATACAACTCTGTCTGCATCTGCTACTGTAGTTGATGTAGCACTTGTACCTCCGTCTACAATATTTAATTCTGCTACTGTAGAAGTTATGCCATCAAGAACATTAAGTTCGTCTGTTGTAACTGTAGCACCATCAAGTATTTCTAGTTCTGCTTCAGATATACCTGCACTACCTATTGTTACTGTACCTGCAAAGGTTACGTTAGCACCACTAAATGTCATAGCAGTTGTAGGAGTAGAACCTGACTTAATTACAAGTTCGCCACTACTGTTTGTTAAACTACCATAAGTAGTACCACCATCTTTTAGTATTACATCTGCACCATCTGCATCTAATATAATATCTGTACCTGCATCTATAGATACTGCACCATCTGCTACTACGTCTAGTTGTCCATCTGTTGATGAATTAACATATATAGCTGTATCTCTAAACTGTAGTTTTTCATTTGAAGCAACTAAGATGTCATCACTAAACTCAAAGTAGTCTTCATCTTCCATCCATTTAAAAACACCATCATTACTTTCACCATCAAATGTTACAGTAATATCTGTTCCTGCTGTACCATCTCCAAGAGTAAGAGATGTACCTAATAGTTTTGTTATAGGACCACCTTCAGCAGTAGTGCCATCGTGAGTATGTCCTGTGCTTGATGCAAACGCTGCTAATAATTGATTAAATTCGTTATTAGTATCGGATGCCTGTATAACGTCACCATCAGTATATGTGGACTGTCTTGTATACGTTGCTCCCATTTATCTTCTTGCTCCTACTTGATATTCTAATCCAAACCCTTTTAGTGAGTATGGTGCAGTAGTTCCACTATCGTTAACTCTAAGTGCTACTGCAAATCCTGAACCTTCAACAGATTGTCTTACCAAAGGCTGTGTTGCACCACCATATGTAGCTGTGCCGTATGTAGCTGTGCCATAAACTGCTGATACTTTAGATGAATCAAAAGGGTACGCTGCAGGTCTAGCAGCTTCACCACTTTCATAATCATATCTTAAAAATAAATCTGCACTAATAGATGCTTCAGGTGCATAGTTTAGTACAACTCGTTGCATATGTTTACGAACTCCGGGGTCTCCAAATGTTAAGTCTGGACTTCTGTACTTACCATCTATAGCTGTTCCATCAAAATTATTACCTTTTTCTTGTCTGTAAACGTAACCATCAAAACCACCATGTATAGCTTTTACATTACCTGTTTCAACAAAAGTATCTGTAGAAGATGGTTTTATTCCTTTTAGTTTTGCAAACTCAAATTGTTGTCCTTTTAGCACACATATAATTCCTTTAGTTTGTGCTTCAGCATCCGTGCCATTACTAAAAAATAATCTATACTGTGTTTTGTCAGGTATAACAATAGATTCAAATAAATTAGAGTCTGCTATGTTATTATCTATTTCAGTTTGTACAGCACGACTAATTGTTCCAATCTCAACGTCACCAATTCTTGCTGTACCTGCAACTGTACGTAATCCATCAGGTCCTAAAAATATTAAGTCACCTGCAAATTCCTGTATAGTATCTCCATTTACACAGCCTATGTTTCTTGTTACAGGAGTTATTGTAAAATCACTTAATGAACTTCCTGATAATTTAAATATTCTGTTTTCACAAAATATAAATAAATCACTACGGAAAACTTTTAATCCAACAATAGTATCATCAACTTTTATGCTACCTGCACCACTACCTGTTGCAAAATTATCTTCATCAAAAGGTACACTAAAAACTAATTCTTGTGGTGTGCTAGACATACCTGCATAAAACATATGCTCTCTAAAAGCTGTTACAAATTTAGCACCTGTAACTGCTACACTAACTTCTCCACCACCCCCTGATGATACATCTGTTGCTGCCATAGATGTATTAAACACTGTTGGTGCATTGTCACCATCTACAACAACTAGCTTATCGTTGCCATCAAAGTTAAATCTTTCAAAGTTATATTTACCTGCATCAGTGCGACTTGCATCTCTTTCTGTCCAACTCTCTGATACGGCATCGTCTACAGCATGTGTTGCAGCACTTGTAGAACTTTGTGCTCTTGTTACTCCTGTAAAAGTTGTTGATGTAACTCCTGTATATGTAAATATCTCTGAATTAATTTGTAGTGTTCCACTAGAACTAAATCCTGTTGTGCTATCAACTGCTATAGTTCCTGAACCTGTCATACCTGTTCCTGAAGCTATTGCTGTAACAAGTTCTGTAGATGCAGAACTAAATATTTTTTGTCCTCTTGCTGCAACAACTTTGTTTGCAAACTCTGCAACCATTAATACTTTTTCTGTTGATGCAGATGTTTGAGGTACAATGTGATTTACATATCTTCTAAAACCATTTATTCTTCTATAACCACCATCAATGTCAGGTTCAAAGTTTTGCAACTCTAGTGCTTGACCGGGTTGCATATTAAATGTAGGTTGATTTAAAACTAATCCACCTTGACACGCAAAAGTAAAAGGCGATGTTTGAGATTGGTCAGGCATATTAAGTTATCCTTGAAGGTGTATCTACTCCTGTTAAATATCCTGATCTTGGTATAAATGTTGAACGTATATAATCAAATCTATTAACAAGTAATGTTTGCATATTTTTTATACCTTGTTCAAATCTTTGCATATTTAATTGATACTGTGATGTTTCACCTCTATACTGATATACAAATGCTGTAGCACCATCTGCTATAATAGGAGCAAACCTATCAGGTATACTAGTAGTATCACTATGTGCTGTCATATCAGACGGAAAAGTAAAATAGTCATATTTAATTGTATAAGATTTAGTGGGAAAAGGATATAAGATATAATTATTATCAGGTGCTCTAATTATAAACTGTGGTATACCACCGTCTTCAAATTGTGCTACTTGAACACCACTATCGTGTGCTGAAGCAGTTGTGCTACTTGTTCCTCTTGTTACACCTGTAAATGTTGTTGAACTACCTATAGCTGTATATGTAACTTGCTCATTACCTATAAATAATGTTCCTGAACTAGCAAAACCTGATGTACTAGATACAGTAATTGTTGTTACAGAATCTGTATGAGATTGGCTAAGAGTAGTTGTATCTATTTCATCTTCTTGTGTTATGTAAGCATTTACATAATCATTGTAATTTAATATTCTTAATCTTCCACCACTTGTTCCTAAATCACTATCTTTAACTAATCTAAAAGTATTATAGTCTACAGTTTTAGCATCTGTAGGTATACTGTATTTAACCGTACCTGCTGTTAAAGTTTGTGTTTTTGTTGAGTGATTAAAAGGATATTGAAACTCTTTTTGATTTATATATCTTGTGGCTTCATTGACAGCATTCTTACACTGTGTCTGTATACCTCGTGAAGAAGCAAAATCTGAAGATGTTAATGCTACTTCATTTAATCGTGCAATAACTCTATTTGTATGTGTAAGAAATGTTTCAGCCATAAAATACTCGTGTTAAAAGGATGGCAAGTTTCCCTGCCACCCTATATCTAGCTAATTAAGCTAATTGGTCTCTATCAACATCGACAGGAGCATCGTCTAAGCCATGACCTGAAAGGTCAATAACTGTTGCATATACTCTTAATCTGCCTGTTGCTGGTGCGGCACCTGCAATCTTACAATCAATAGTATCAGTCGCTGTGATAAATTGAGTGTAAGTTGAAGCAGCACTTCCGACAACTGTGTTAGTCTGACCATTAGAACCTGCAGCACAAAAGCCTGTAGATGTAATGTCAGCACCATCAATAATGTCATCACCTGCAGCAAAATCCATGTCTAGAGTACAGCTTGAAGTAAAAGCTGCCATAACCTCTGCACCTGCATTTAGAATTAGATGATTTGCAGGAATTTCGAGCACCTGAAAGATGTCTCCATCTGCAAAACTTCCACCTGCAGCTACGAGCTTATCAATGTCTAAGTATGCTTCGACATTTCTCATAACATTAGTGTTTTTTGTTGAAGGTAACGCTGCGATAGAATTTGAGGATACCCCTGTGGTATCGGATGATGTTAAATCATATGTTGCCATAGTCTATCCTCCCTTACGCTACGTTGTATTTAGCAGTTACAATAGATTCTGGTCTAAGAATCTTTCTGCCATACAAATGCATACCACGAACAATATCAGCGAAACTGTCAGGGTCTCTGTAAGTTTCTGTCTTATTGATTTGTTCAGCAGTTGCTACTGATGAAGTATGTCCTGCAACAATAACACCAAAGTTAGAATTTTGGTTCGCAGAACCTGAAGTTCCCGGACCTGTTCCAACTGCAGGTAAGTTGTTTGACATATATACATCAAATCCGTGGATTTTGCCGATTGATAAACCTGCTCTTAGTCCACCTGATTCACCAAAGTCTCCATTGAGAAGTCTTGAATCTTCATCTTTGAGAACTTCAACGAATGTTGGATGTAGAACTAGCCATCTTCCGTCAGCATCTACGAATTGTGTATCAAGCAATCTACCCATTCTAGCAATAACCTGTAAAGGTGTAGCTGTAGCAGTTGCTTGGGCTGTTGCACCACCTAATCTAGGAGCAAGAGGAATCGAGTGATCTCCTGCACTAGAAGTTGTGATGTTACTGAAACTATCTTTTCTTAGTTTCATTGAGGTCAACAATTCATCAGAACCTGCTGTTGAGACTGCTTTTGTGCCATTTACGACATCATTAGCAGTTCCTGCAACGGAATTGATTGAGGATTGTTTGAACCCTGATAGATAACCTAAAACCTCTTGGTCATAGTTATCTTTAAGTCTGTACCCTGCTCTGTCACTTGCGAGTTGAGAGAAGTTTACATGACTATGTGCTTCTTCTATGTCATCAATCTTAAATGCAAAATAGTTTGCTTGATCAACAACTAAGCTGAAGTCTTCGTCATCAAGGTCTTGTGGTTGAATCATTGTACCACGAGCATATTCCTTGACTGTGATTTCTGGCTCTTTAATAATCTTAACGGTATCACCCATTGCAGAGATTTCACCAAAGTAATCAGAATTAGTTATACTTTCTACAATAGAACTTTTTCTGAATGCTAGTTGAACCTGCTTCGAATATATTACAGGTGAGAAGTTACCATTAGGAAGATTACCATATCCAGCAGCTTGTTTAAACGCCATAGTATTTCTCCTTAATTATACTACAAACAAATGCAAAATATGTAGTTTATTTGAGGTCTATTGTTCAAAGGTGCAACATTATTTGTACGAATAAGTTGGGCTCTTACTTGACAGAGTAGGTCTAATAGTCTTTATATTTGCGATAATATAGTGCAATTAAGCTATTAACTGCACTTATATACTATAGTTATACATATAAATTGTTGTTTGTCAACTATTTTATCTTGCAGAACCTGATAAATCATAGATAAATTTACCACTTCTAATTGCTTCCATAATCTTATCTGCATTCTTTTCATATTGTTTAGCAGACATTTTTTCTACTTGTGACTCTCTTAGAAAAGATTTAGATTCATCTACTTCAGGTTCTAGTGCATTATTTTTAGTTTTAACAATTTTTGCAGCACTGTCTTTTATACCACTTGGTTGTTTTGTGATATTTTTATCTGCTTTGTATAAATCAATTGCTCTAGCAGCAGATCGTGCATCATTATCATTATCGTATAATGCATCTTGTACCCATTTAGGTTGTTCATCTGCCCACTCGTGAAATTCATCACTATCTCTTATTTCTCCAAAATCAGGATGTAGTCTCATTAATTCAGCTTCTGCTTTTTCTTTTGTTGCATTAAGCTGTAATTCATTAATGCTTTTAACTTTATCTTCTAATTGTTTTGAAGTTTCTTTTGCTTTTTTAATTGCTATTGTCTCAACTATTGCAGCAACATCAGGATATTCTTTTGCCCAAGTTTCTAATTCTTCTTCTGTCTTAGGTAATTTAATTTCTTTCTTTGTTGCTTCAGATAATTGTTTTGTTAGTTCCTCTACTTTAACTTGAAACTCTTTTTCTTTTTGTTGAGAATGTCTTCTTAAATCGCCATACCTTTTTTTAAATGTTTTTTCTTCAGCGTTAGTAGGCTCTTCTTCTTTCTCTTCTTCTTTTGGTTCAGGTTCTTTTTCCTGTTCCATCATTTTTTTTAGTTCTTCTTCATCCTTCTTTATTCTTTCTTCTACGTTAGAAGGTTTACTCATAAATGCAACTTTTTTAGGTGTTGCTTCCTGTACTATAGCTTCAGCCATATTTTTCTCCTTAGGGGTTATCGTAGCCAATTAGTTGGGGGATAAGTAGCCATCAATGCAGGTTATTTTTTAGAAGCTAACCCACCACGCTTCATAACTTTTTTCTTCTTAGGTTTTTTAGATGCTATACCACCTTCTTTAAAACCTCCAAATCTACCACCACCTTTATAAGGTGTTTGTTTTTGCATTTTTTCTCTAGCTGTTTCTTGTCTAGCTTTTGCTTGATTTTTTTTTCTTTCATCTTTTCTATCTTCTATAGCTTTTTGTGTAGCTTTTTTTATAGCTTCTTCTTGAATTTTTTGTGTTTGTTTAATTTGAGAAGGGTCTTGAATAGATTGACCCATTTTATTTTTAAACTCTTCAATAGCTTCACCAACCTCACCTGTTTTATCAGGTTTATTTACAAATTTAAGATCAGGAATTTGTATAGGTCTATCTGATAATGATGGAGGTCCTGCATCAATAGGTTTATCACTTGCACTATCTAATTCATTTTGTACTTGGTCTGCAGGTGGTAATCCTCCTGAAATATTACTAGTTTTTGTTGTTGTGCTAGGTGATGCTACTTTAAGATTAGTAGTATTTCCTAATGCATCAAAACCTACACCTACATCGTCTACAAAACCTTGTTCATCAAATTGTTCTGCACTAATTATTTCATTTCTTACTTCTATAGCAGCTTCGTTTAAACCAAAAGGTATAAACTTTTGTTGATTTCTACTTTGATTAGCTAACTTAATATCAGGAAATAAAAATGCAGGAACAGTTTTACCCATTATTTTGTAATTACCATCTTTAATAAATTGAACAGCATCTTTTGGATCACTTAATCCTTCTTGTTCCATAACTGTTTTAATAGCATTTTTATAACTTTCTTGTATTTGATTTTCTCTTTGTTGCATATTTTTAAAAGAAGTTGCATCACCTTCTCTATCTTCTTTTTGTGTAACTTGTGCTGTATCTACCTTTACATCTGTAGGGTCTTCTTCTTCTACCTTTGTAGGGTCTTCATATGTAAAACCTTTGTCTGTTAGTTCTTTTAATTTTTGTGTATACGCAGGTAATGGTTCTCCACCTTTAAATGCTATATATTCTATTTCGCCATTAGGTCCTACATACTTACGTAATTCATCATAACCATAAGATA